ACTTATGAACTATTATATGCTGTCCTTTTTAAGTATGTTTGTAAAACCTTTAATAAGTAATAAAAATTTATTACCACTGATTAATTAAATAAATTCCCATTTAGCATCATAAACAACTTTCTTTTTATTTAATCCAACAGACAAATAATTTCTCACCCCATCAATACCACAATTCCTTTCATTGCTTATTTCCTTAGCAGCAGTAACTATTGAATCGTATATTTTTTCACAACCTGTTTTTATGTTAATTTGTTTAATTTTTTTGTTATTATTTTGTTTAGTCAACATATAATCTTTATTATAATCTTTTTTATAACACCACATATATCCCTTGTAAGTATGATTTTTTAGACCAGACTTTGTATTATTATATGTGTTACAACAACCATAAATACGAGAATCGGTGTAGTCTTTTTTAGTATCACGTAGACTATTAATATTACTATGTTCAAATAATATATTATTTTTAAAATCAAGTTGTAAAATAGGTTCTCCTTTTGATTGCATTTTTTCTTTTGTTTTTTCATTATTTGAATTTTCTTTTGGTGTAGCCCATCTCAAATTATCAACATGATTATTTCTTCTTCCTCCATCTATATGGTCTACATATGGTTTATTTTCAGGATTTGGAATAAAAGTTAATGCTACTAATCTATGAACTAACATTGGTTGATTACTACCATTTTCTCGTTTTAATGAAACCTGAATATAACCGTTTCTATTATATCCTTTTAATAGACGATTAAGTCTTTTGTGTTTAACTAGTCCTGTATTTGAAACTAAATATTTTTTATTGCCCGGAAACTCTTTCCATATAACATTTTCCTCTATATTATTATCATGACCACCATATGTTTGTTTTTTTTTAAATACAATTATTTTATTATTGATAATAAGTCTATTTTTATCGTCAAATGTATACTTAGATTTTTTTTTTGACAAATTATTATTATTATTTTCAGGTAAAAGTTCTATTTGAGTATTATAATATTTTATTGCTTCTTCCTTTGTATAAAATGTTCTCTGAAAATAATATTTTTTAGTGTTTTGTTTTCGTTTTGATGCTTTCCATCTGGGTCCAGCAGATGTTTTTATAAGAGCAATCCCGATATGTCCTGATTTAGGGTTTCTTCCTCTTACATTTCGACCGCTGCATTTATATTTTTCTTGTTGAGATATTAATCTGTAAAAATTACCTAGCGAATAATCTATTTTAAGATATTCAGGAACATCGGTTAATTTTAATTCTTTTTCTATTTCATTTGTTTCTTTATTAATAATTTGAACCATTCTAGTATGAGAAGGTCTATTTTTTTGACTATTAAATTGTTTCATATTCTCTTTTCTAGAACACCATTCTACATTAGATAATATATTGTTATATGGATTACCATCTATATGATTAACTTCTTTATAATTGTTTGGATTTTCTAAAAATGTTTCGGCGATAATTCTGTGAAGATAAAACCCTTTTACTCCTGTCTTATTCGTTTTAACATTCGTTTTTAAACAATATCTAACTCTTGTTTGTTTTTTTTTAAGTTTTTCAATATCAGGAGATTTTTTTACTTTTTTTGTTTCTTTATTTCTTATATTTCCTAATGTAGAAACTTCATATAAATGAGCAAAAGGTATTTGCTTCCATAATTCCATTTTTAATTAAAATAATATAATTTAAATTAAAATCAATTTTCATTATTCTATGTAGTTATTTATCATACATGCTAGTAAGTTTATTTCCTCTTTTGTTAATATTGCTAAGCTGGGCAAATAAATTATAGAATCATTAAACTGTTTATACCTTATTTTATCTGTATGGTCAAAGTTAAATATTTTATATGTTGGATTTTCTATAACTGGAATACACATAGAATTTAAATATTCTATAAACTTGTCTCTATTTTTTATGCAAACACTATTATATGGCGTTAATAATTCATTTCCACGATGCCATTTAAACTTTGACTTTTTTGTTTCTTCAGTTAAACAGTTAAAAAATAAATTTGACTTTTTCGTGTATAGAGCTTCTATTTCTTTGTAATTTGATTCTCTAAGTGCATAATTTATAGATGTTAATGTTCCATTGCTAGGATTTTTATTGAAATTATTATGCTGAAATCCAGGATTACTTTTCCGGTATTTACTAGCAAATTCATGGATGTCTATTTTAAATTCATAAAATATCCATATTAATATTTTTATAAATGGCTTACAATTATATAGTAAATATGTAGGTATCTTCTTTATTAAAAATACAAGTCTATTCCAACAATATTCTTGTTTATATGTTTTTATGTTATACTTCATTACATCTGCGGTTAAACATAACGAATCAACTGCATTATTGTTCCTGATATAAGCAATTCCTCCACCTAGCCCACAAGGTTTTTTGTCCATACCTGTAGAATATAAGGATATATCGATAAAGTTTTTGCTGAATTTTTTATCAAATGTTCCGCCTTGAACACGGTCCTCAATAAATATTGTATCAACTGAAAAATCTCCCAAATTATCTATTATTTTATCTAAATTCATATCTTGCCCAAAAAGATGCGTTATTATACATAAATCGACATCATAATTAGGTATGTCTATAATTTTATTATATTCATCATTGACTTTTAGTATATATACATTTTCCGGTTTCACATACTTCTCAATTATATTTCTAAAAGAAGTGTGATGAATCGGTGTTGTAAGAATAGTTAAATTTTCTTTTATAGCAGATTGATGAGATATTAAAGTATCAAACATTGACCTACACGAATAACCCAATATTTTATGATGCTTTGTTGTAATAGTATGTATAGGTGGTCTTTTTATTGTAAATATTGATACAAAATGATAAATAAAACTATAAAATGAGACAGGTAAATAGTCTAGTGCTGCAAAAATCATATAATATGAAAATGTTTATATTTCTAAACCTGTTTTATAATAAAGTTAAAGGGTTTAAATATATTAATATAGCATTACTATTATGAAGTCTGCTCTTATAAAGTTTATAAGTATTGTATTCTTTTCAGTCATAGCACATTGGATTCTAGTAAATGCATATGTATATTTTTGTGCTCCTTTTACTTTTATGGGAGCATTAAAAACTTTTTTTAGTTTAGGTTCACCTGTTTGTCAATTTATGAATCTTATACAATTTGAATTATCAAAAAACTATGTTACTATTTGGGCTACTGCAGGAGTTGCCGTTGTTGCCTATGGATTAGCAAAATTAAAATAAATAAAATATATATTTAAACTTAAATAAATAATAAATTTAAATATGTCACATATAACTATTAGAGCCGCCAGTCCGGCACATAAAGAAAAAAAACAGCAACAAACACTACCATCTAAGAAATTATGGATTAAAGCAAGTCATTCAGTTCAAGATTTGAGTCATTGGAAAAATAGTGAAAGCACCACTCGAGCATATACAGCAAAAGCATCATATAGAATATTATTACCCAATGATAAAATACAATCTAGAGGCGAATGCATTAATATTAATCAAAATAATACAGTTGTAAAAAAATGTTGTGGAGAGAATATATCGGAGATTTTATTAAACTTTAATCACAAAAATTATCGATATTTAAATTGTATATTAAATAGTGCTGCGTGTATATCAGGATTACTCGTTTTATTTGGTGTAATACCTACTGATTGGAGTTATCCTATAGGAATTTTATGGATGTTATTACCCATTCAAATAATGTTAGTAGCAAATACTAGTGTAATGTGGAGAATATGGAGGAAATCAATGTCTCCATATTTACAAGTTTATGTTAGTTTGTTGGAAACCTGGGCTTTTTGTGATTTATGTAACTGGGATAAAAGAATAATGGTTGCAGCTCCTCCTATGTTGTTAAATCAAGTAATGATAATAAACAGTGATGCTGTTTATTTCCATCCAAAGGATAAAAATATGATTTTAAGCCAAGTATATATAGCTATTTTATGGAAACTTATTATGTTATTTTGCTTAAGATTTTCATACTTTCCTGATATGCATCCCAGAAAAATGATTACACTTATGATGCCTACTGAAACATATACTTATAATAATTCAACAAATACTACAACAATTGAAAATCAAGAGTTTTTTTTAAATAATATTTCTGTTTATGCAGGTAAAACAAGTTCTATGATTGTTCTTTTAATGGGTCAAATTATATTTAGATATAGACATCCTGAACAAGCTTATGCGTTGAGAACACATTATACATTAAAATCAAATAGGGAATGGAATAAGTTAAATAGAGATAATAGAATACAAAAAAAGGAGAGTGTTAAATATCATGTAGAAGAAACTAGAGATTTTTTAGAAGAAGTGGTTGTTTAATTTTAATAATAATATTAGAATTAAATATATATATTATTATAATTATGAGTTATCCCAATAATTTAAGTATGTCTATAATGGTTCAGAATAGAAAAATTTCAAATGAAATTTCTATACCAAAAACAAGTCCTTCAATATGGATTCCCAGCCAAAATGTATCAAAATGTTATAAATGTAAGGAAGATTTCGGATTATGGCGAAGAAAACATCATTGTAGAGTTTGTGGTAGGATATTCTGTGCAAATTGTGCTGATAAGTGGGGTGTTATTCCTAGTTTAGTGGATTTAAAATCGCCAGTAGATAAAGGATTTTCACTATATTCATATATTTATAATGAAAAAAGAATGTGTATTGAATGCAAACATAAAATAGATTTTATTGATACTTCAAGTGATTTTATTTACATATTTACAAATCTCCCAATTACTTTAAAGGAATTATATAATCTTAGATTGGTTAATAAAGTATGGTGTAAGGCTATTAATACAATTTTATCTTTTTATAAGGGAATTCAATACAAGCTTCCGTCACAACCACTTTCAAAGCTAGAATGGAAGATACTATGGAATCATCGTTATGAATATAATGGACATTTTCAATTGATGTCAAAATGTTTAACTAAAATAAAAAATGGAGAGAATTTAATTGAGATAGAAAAACTTGTAAATTTTTATATAAAAACGGAAAAAATATACAGGTGTAATGAGTTAGCTTGTCAAAGAACTTGTTCATCAAGTCCTAAGATAGAGGAAATTCTTGAGTTGTGCGAAAATAAATTTTTACTAGAAAGTGATATTTGTAGAAAATGGGTGTTAGAAAAATTTAAAATTCTCTCCATTCGAGAAATCACATTAATCATTCCATGGCTCATCAACCTATGTTTAAAAAATTATCGCATAGGTAAAGAACTACTTATTCCTTTATGCATAAATGACGAACAACTAATTTATTCCCTTTACTTTGATTTAAATTTTTATATGCAGGATAAAATACTTTATTACAAATTATTAGGTCTTAAGAGTGATTTTATGCTTTCAATAGGCAAGGAAAAAGAAGAACAATTATTAAAAACATTAGATTTTATTAAGTTTATAAATGAAAATATATTTTTTAGTTTAACGCCTAGAAAGTGGAATAGTGTAGTAAATGATTGGATTAACAGAAATAAATCAATAAAGTTGCCGTGGGATGTTAGTTATGAATGTATAGGTATAATGGGAGAAGGAGTATTATGTTTTAATTCTGCTACAAAACCATGGAAAATACCTCTTATTGTAAGAAAAGATGGTAAAGAAAGTATTATTAATATATTGGTAAAATTCGAAGATGTTAGAAAAGATAAATTAACAATGATAATAGCAGAATTTATTCAAAAGGTATGTAATAAACTTGTAGATATTGAGATTTATAATGTTTTTCCTATTGATAATGGGTGTGGATGGATTGAAATGGTAGAACAGTCAAATACTATATATGATATTAAGTATAAATATAATACAACACTGCAGAATTACATAATGGATTTAAATCCAACCCTGACTGTAGTTGAGCTAAGAGAAAAATTTATTAAAACTTGTGTCTCGTCTTGTGTATTATGTTATATACTTGGAGTAGGAGATAGGCATTTAGAAAATATTTTAGTTACAAAAGACGGTAGGTTATTACAAATAGATTTTTCCTTTTTATTAGGGGATGACCCGAAAAACTTGAGTGTTGAAATGAAAATCACTGAAGATATGTTAATTATGTTGGGAGGAACTAATTCTACTAGTTATTATCAGTTGAAAAAAAATTGCACAAAAGCATATCAAAAATTAAGACGAAGGAGTTCGTTATGGTATATGTTACTTTCTTATTTGGAATTTTCAGTACCAGTCATAGATAATTATAAATATAATAAGAAGGTAATAGAAAATCATATAATTGAGAAACTATTACCAGGCGAAAATGACACCCAAGCGTCGATGCAAATTATTGAGATTGTTGAGAGGTCGTCAAAAACAACTTGGACACAAAATTTGGCAGATTTTTCACATAAAGTTAGTAATACATTAAAAGATTTAACCCAGTTTGATTTAGAATTATAATATGTTTAAATTATATATTATAATATGGCAAATATTAATGATGATTTTTATGTGTTGGATGAATCAGTTAATAGCAAACAACAAGCAAATCCAACTGCTAGCCCAGAATATCAAAAGTTGATGAAATCCAACGGACTGAGTAAGACACCAAACAGAGCAAGAATTTTAACAGCTTTGGCAGTAGCAGATGCCGCCCACGATGGCACTAATAATCCTGGTTTTCTTACATATCTAGAGTGTGAACGACAGGTTCCAAATATTAAAACAATAGATACCAGCAATGACTTTAAAGATACTCACGGAGGAGAAGATAACGCATTACAGGGAGTATTTGGCGATCTAGTCGCGGATGAAAACT